ACATTCTCTTCAACAAGAATAGTAGCAACACGAGCGGTAAACTCAGTAATATCCGTTCGCTCAACGTGAAATCCTTGACATCGTGAATGTAAAGCAGGGATAATGCGATTAGGGTAGTTACAGGTGAGGATGAAACGAGCAGTTGAATGGTACTCCTCCATGACCCCACGTAACGCTGCCTGAGCGTTCGGACTAAGATAATCAGCTTCATCTAATAGCACCACCTTAAAAGGTCCAAATGGAATCATCTGGACGAAGTTTGTAATTTTGTCTCTAACATCTTCCACAGAGTTAGTACGACTTGCGTTAATTTCTAGTATGTCATATTCTTCGATACCAATTTCATTGATAAGGATTCTTGCCAGCGTAGTCTTACCAATGCCAGCACTACCGCTGAGCAATAGATGAGGCAAGCTCTTATCTTTGATCCAAGTTTCGACTTGCTTTCTTTGATGACCGTCTCTAAACACATACCCATCTATGCTTTTAGGACGATACTTTTCTACCCACAGTTCTTTCATTGTTTTAATCCCTTGTTAATTTCGGCAGCAATTACTCGCTGTCGAAGCTCACTGGTTGAAAAGTTATGTTCACGTTTGTTAAAGTAAAATTCAATACTGCGAGCTGTACATTCGTATCTGCCTGTAAAATCTTCATGCTCGTACTCTTGTCCTAATATTCTAACATCAATAGGGTAAGAAAGCAAGATGTTTATAAGATCTTGTTCAGTTTCGTATACCAAAATTTCGTCAACATACTTACAGGCCTTAAGTTGTTCATAGCGTTCAAAAACACTTTGAACAGGCTTATTTTTAATCCCAGGACGATCAATAGTTGGATCTGTTTGTAGACCCACAATCAAATAATCACATTGAGTTCTCGCTTCTTTGAGCATCATGATATGACCTGCGTGGAACAGATCAAAAGTTGAACATGTAAAACCTTTTTTCATTCAGATACCATATTGATTAATTTTCTAGCACGATAAAATCTATCACCAGATGTTTTCTCTCCTAGTATTATTATAACATACTTTTTATTGTTTTTCTCCACCATGAGTGCCAAACAGCGACCTGCTGGATCCGTATACCCGGTTTTACTCAAAGTAATGTTATCAAAAATCTTTAAAAGTTGATTGTTAGTATTGCCCACTGACATATAAGTGATTTTTCTTTTATTTTTAATTTCAACTTTGAAAAATTTAGATGCCGATGTATTGCTGATTTCTGGATGCTCGTATGCCTTTGTTACCAAAATAGTAAGGTCTTTAGCAGTACTTAAGTTGTTGCGACCTAGGCCGCTGGGGTCTTCAAAATATGTGTCGTTCATCCCTAGCGTTTTAGCTTTGGCATTCATGAAAGCAATAAACAGATCCCTTCCGCCTGGGAACGATGCTGCTAATGCTTCTGCTGCTTGGTTATCACTTTTAATTAATAGAGATTCTAGGAGATCGGATCTTTTTACTCGGTTGCTCCTCCATATGCCGCCTTTGTATTCAACTTCCTCTTTCATAGGTATTGTTGACTCTACAATAACTAGAGCAGTCATAAGTTTGGTAAGAGAAGCAATAGGTCGTACTTTATCTTCTAAATTAGATGATATTGTTTCTTTTTTAGAGATATCTAGTACTAAGTGAGAAGGCCCATTAATCGCATGGGCCTTTGCTATCATTAATACTGATATTGCTATCAGTAGTAATCGATTCATTTAACAAATGGTGCTAGATTCGGAGGAACCCATCCTAGTGGTTTAAGTACTTTGCCATCTTCACGTTTACGAACTTTGCCAGTTTCTTTATCGATCTTAGCAAGGTTCGTGCTCATAACTTCTTTCCAACCACCTTCGCCGTCATATCCACCAGAATGGATAGCACCGACAGTGACTACAATAAAATCTAGCAAAGCGTCGAGGGTTTCTAATTTATCATTGTTATCAATGGCTACTTTAAGTTCTTTCCACTCTTCTTCCATTAGTTTAACATACAGATTAAATTGCTCTTGATTAAACTGATCTACAGTTTGATCGCAAGCTCGCATAAATTTTTCTTGATCACGGAACGGATTGGTCATTATGTTTCCTTGAGAATTTTTAATATTGTTTTTTGTTCTTGTTCTTTAAGCCAGCGGTCTTCTATTTCTCCAAAACTAGGAGCATCCGCTAACGCATCGTCAACTATTTTTTTAATAAGATACAGATCTTTTTTACATTCAAACGCAGTAAACCCATCATTATAAGCACTGGAACACTCTCTTGACAGAGAGTGTAGCTGATTAGCAATATCAGCAGCGTCCCAGTTTTTTCTAAAGCCCATTAGGAATTTACTAGAGGAATAAAAAGATCGTCGGGGGTTGGTGGTTCATCAGAAACGGCAAGCATAGCATTGAGATCAACTTTACGTATGGTTTTAACTCCGTTGCCGTCATCAATGTCCATCCCTCGAGTCCAGCGGCCGTGTTCAATTAGAACCCATTGGCCTACTTTTACATCTTGTTGTTCTGGGCCAATGGAGTACACTTTGCCCCATCGAGCTTTAATTCCGTGTACTTTTCCATCGTCGGATTTTAAAATAATACCAGAACTAGTTTTATGTTCTCCAAAATCCATGTCAACAACAATGACATTATCTTGGATAGCTCTGATTTTTACTTTTTTCGGATCGTAAGCTGCCATTTTATTCCTGTGCTTTCTTTTCTGCTTTTACACTCTTAGGATTTTTTTCGTAATAGTCTGATACGATGTCTTCACGTTTGCGAACAATTTTACCACCCGGGCCTAGTTCATCGCCTCGGGCATTAACCCTTGCGTTGCCCACAGCGGGTGTTAGTTCGTTGAGCAAAGCTAATTTTTCCATATCAATTTCTTTACCCTGCATAGTTCTATAAGATTTTCCCATTTTTATTCTCCTTTAAAGAAGTCGGTTATAGGTAGTTTATATTTAACACTGTCTATCTTATGTATGCCTATAAGATACAGACAATAGCTAGAAACGGAACTGCCTCTGCCTACTCCCCATACTATTTTGTTAGTTCTCAACGTATCTACAAGATATTTCATCACTTTGAGTATATCTAACATGTTATGCTTTTTATATAGCTCTAACTCTTCCATTAATCGATCATAGTTTTCTTTTGGACATTGATCGACTAAAAATTCTTCTATGTCCATGTCTCGATATTCTTTAGGTATAAACCATTTTCGTTCTTTTGGTTCTTCCGTAAGGGGAAAAGGATAAGGAAGTTTTTCTTCTCTTATCCTTTCAAGATAGTTTTCGATATTTGGATTGTTTTTATCTACAAGGCAGTGTTCCAAAATTTCTGGACCAAATTTTAGTATACCCTGTAATAAGTTTTCGTCTGTATTAGTCGACATTAATAAATTGACCCAAATCCTCATTAGTTACATTATTATTAGAAAGTGCTTTAGCTTGTCGCTTACGCAGTTCGTCTCTATATATTGTAACAAATGTTGACAGTTGTGTCAATAGTTCTTGGCTTCCTATTCGGGACGCTTGGTAATATTTTCTAGTCAGTTCTTGTAATTTAGACTCTACTTCGGAATCCTTTAGCCGAGATAGATCGCCTTCAAGAGGGTGAAACATTATGCAAATTGTCCTAGATAGTTAAGGAACACTATTCTACCCAAAGCTCCGGGATCTTGACTTTTTGCTCTGGTTATAATTTCAATCAAAATTGGATTGGCAGTGTTAGAAACTGTTAACGAAGTTGGAAAGTTGCTGCTCTTTTTAATAGGATACGCACCGTCAGTAAAAAAATCCACGTTATAAGTTCCGCCATCGGATAACAATTCAATGATCACCTTGTTAACGTTATCAGTTGAAAACCCTTCAAATTCAAACGTCACATCATCGTTTAATCTATACACTTGATAATCAGCATTACCAAAATTAATATCGATTCTGTTGCTGACACCTGAGCCAGTTCCGTAATTATTCAGGCTGTTTTGATTTTGTTTGAACACAGCATTTGAAAGAAATTTGTTATTATAGCTGTTATCAATATCTGTTCTTGCTGTGTAGTTCAGCAATTCTTCTACTTCTGTTTTGGCAACATTCAACGCAGTCTTAATATAGGTAAAATTATCTCTAAATCCTTGCGTGTCGTTGTCAACTCCGGCCACAGGATACTCGTTATCAATGGCTCCTGCGTTTATATTACTAAGTCTTGGCATATTTTATCTCCACCGTAACGGTATTTATTGTCTAAATTTCTCTGCTTTAAAACTCGGAAATGCGAGATATTTATCTTCGATTTCGCCGTCTAACGCATCAATGATATATCGATCCACTTCAAAGTCTAATACTTTAAAATCGAATCCACTGTTCTTTATATTTAAAATGATATCGTCTGCTTGTCCAGGTTTAGCAAAGCACAATGGCATAGCACTAACAAAGCCCGGTTCAGCAAACTGATCTTCTTGAATACTTCTCATCCACAAAGGCAAATATGATCTATCTCTTACCCCTGTTCCTTTTATTTGCTTACGCATGTTCTTGATAGAATTTGGAAAAATTCGTTGATAGTCCCGGTCACTGGCCAGAGGTATATTGCTACTAACATTTATTTTGTCGTTGTTTATCAAGAACGGACTGTTTATGTTATCAGAAAGATTTATAACATTTGAAATACTCTTTCCTTGTTTCACTAAAGGATCTACAATTTCTACGTAAACAATTTCGTAAATAACATTTTGAGTTGTTTGATCTTTGGCCACGGCTTTTTTTACGTTGCCAAAATTCAATCGTTTAAAATAGTGATTCCTACTCATTGCTTGGACAAACGTTTCAGCATCATTGCTTTCAACACCCGCAAACATTAACATTTTGATTTCGTCTTGTACTCCAAACGCAGGATCACCGTATCGATAAATTTTTTCAGGAACAAAGATTGAAAAATCTGAAATAAAATTATTCCAAACTTCTCTTTTAGATTTTTTCTGATATGCTTTGAAATATAGGTTACTGTAAACTATGTCGGCTTGAGTTTCGACTGTGATCTGAAAAGTTTTAGCACTCTCGGTATAGTTAAGTATGTCTCTTGCTTCGACAACAAAAGTATAGACTCTGTCAAACGATGTTAGGTTACTATCATAGGTTGTGGTTGTATAATCTTTGGCAGAACTACCATCCCAATTATAGAATCTTGTTATACCGGTAGTAGTCTCAGTTCCTATCTGATTTACCTTACCGTAGATTTCGCCAGACGGTAGTAAATTCAATCCTGGGGGTAGCTCACCTGATCTTAAATTGTAAAACACATTGCCGCCGTTGATTTTTGATTCGGCTTCTACAAACAGCATACTGTTTTTGTTAGGGCTTATAGTTCCAACATCTCTATCAGATATCCAAACAATACCGCTTTCTATCTCTCCTAGAACTCTAAGATTAAACGTTCTAGAAGATGAAGCAGATACTCCGTTATCGTAGGTATTGACAGCACTAACTGTAAATTTATAATCTTTTGTTATTCTTGGTTGATAAGGAAGATTTCCTACTAGCTCGCCTGTTATTGTATCTAGGTCTAGGCCTGGGGGTAAAATACTATCGTTGCCAAAAATAATTTCAGCAGCTTCTACAACTCTTTCACCTAGACTAGGATCGAAAGTGATTCCATATCTTGATGAGTATCCTTCAATTTTTTCTACATTGGTAATAGTATAAGTTCCTAGGCTACTATCTAAGAAATTATAAACATTAGCCACAGCAAATTTTTGATTTTTTCTTGGTAGCCCTGTATTACCTTTAGGGTCGGGTACCATATCGACTTCAATGTAATCTGCTTCGTCTCTGAATATTCTAACAGTCTTGCCACTGAATTCTGGATTAATTGTTTCAAATCTATATGAAATATAACCGGGCATAGACGGCGGATTAAACACATCTAAGTATACTGTTACATAATTATTAGCACGTCTTATTCCAAGATCTGGATCAGTAATCCAAATTGGTTTTCTTACGTAGGTATTATCAGCACGGAATATTCCTGTGCCTACCTGCATGATTGTGTTATCGGATCTTAAAAAATCTTCGCTGACGACATATATTTGAAATGATCTACGGTCTTCAAACAATCCGTCTGTAGCGACTACAGTAAATTGGTAGTATCTGGTTAGTCTTCTCGGAAAGCCAGTTTCGTCAAAGTAATCGAATGTTCTGTCGTCGAATGTAAAACTATCATAACCGTTGATAGGTTTAGTTCCTAGATCGTATGGTTCAGAATCAAAGAGATTTAAATCATAATTTCCGCTGTAAATTTTATATTCCAACGCAAATATAGGATCAGTAAAGCCTGAGATTCTACCTGTTCTAGACAGTGTTAGACCTGGAGGCAGTTCACCACCGTTGTACGGAATATAATATTCAACAGTATCACCGGCAGGCATATCCGGATCCATGGCCATTAATTGGAAATCTACTTTGTCGTTGTCTAAAACAAAGAACGTTGAGTTTGGCCCAACAGGCAATAGTCCTTCAGTAGTTACCCATCGAGGTTCGTCATAGCCGTCGACCGCAATGCTAAAAGTTCGGTCTTTCTTTTCTACCCCGTCAAAGGCTCTGATAACGAATCGACTAGATGTAGGTTTTGAAACTTCAAAAGGAGTACCGATGATTTTATTTGATTCTAGTCTAAGACCTTTTGGTAATGTACCGGCCTGTAAAGAAAAGGTCACTGGACCTTGGGTAGACGAGGCAAGTAAAATTATTTCTTGCCTGTCTCTTTCATTTATACTTCCTAGAGATCCAGGAGGCGTTATCCAAGAAAGTGACATTCATGATTCCTTAGAATGTAGCTAAAATTACAGCTTGTCTTACCCAAATATCGCTAGTTCCATCCCACGCTGCTATACAGAAATATACATAATTGCTGTTAGCAAATACCATACCTGGTCGGTCGCCGTTCAAACCTTTCGATGTGGCCGGAGCAGAATCTCTAAACGTTACTCCCGGAGTAGTTGAAGATGGATTAAAGAATCTTACAGTTTGTCCTAAAAGATTTTCAGAAGGTGTAAATGTGCCTGTGGCAGTTACTGTACTTCCAACAACGCTTTGAACTTGTAATTCTGAAGTACCATTTAGATAAAATTTAGCACCGTTTTTAATACCAGAACCATCAGTGACGGTAAAATTAGTTGTAGGAGAACCTTCTATAAGATCAGCACTAAGAGTTGTTCTAACTTCTACGTTGTGATTTACACCACCCCAAGCAGATAGTTTGTCATTTTCAAATCTTATATGTCTGTCACTGATGTTTAACCCGCTGCTTAAATGAGCAGTGGTGAATCTAAATTCTCTAGTACCAAGTCTAAAAGCAGAATCAACTACGGGAGTAACTTCTATAACTGTACCATCTGTGTTGATAACATTACCTATAGCATCAACTAATCTTGTTGAATTATCACCGTACACAGAACCAGTAAGATCGCCTATTATATCAGCAGGAATAACAGGTATATCGCCCAATCTAGTATCAAAAAGAACAACACCATCACCGTTAGCAACGGCTCCAATAAATGTTCCTGTTACAACACCAGCAACGTTTCCGCTGACATCACCTAGTACATTACCAATAACGTTTCCGGTATGTGTTCCTGTTGTGTTGCCTGTGACATTGGCATATACTGGACCAACGATCCTTCCGGATGTAGCATCTACTAATAATGTTGAGTTATCAGCAAAAACCGAACCTGTTATATCGCCTGTATGATAACCCACTGTACTAGCATTAACAGTAGTAGCTTCGACGCTGTTAGCATGTACAGTATTCCATTTCTTTAAACTTGTACCCAGGTCATATGTGTTATCGGCATTTGGTACGATATTAGAAACAATTTCAGCTTTGAATTCAACATCATCAGCATCGTCATTTCCTAAAGTGATAGTACCGTCGGCTGTAATATTTCCTGTAGCGTGTATGTTACCATCAACATCAATATCGCCTGTAATATCGATATTTCCTGTACCTGTTATTTCATATCCGTTAAGGACAATATCGTCGATGATAGTTCCACCGCTGGCCAACAATTTTCCGCCAACTATAGCGCCATCGCCTATATAGATCGATTTTTCATCCGTGTCGTACACTAATTCGCCATTAAGCGGTGTGTACGTTAATCTCTCAACTGTGGTTCCTCTTTTTAATCTTAGAGCCATTTATAATTCTCCGTTAAAACGTTCCGAGATCTATTTCTAGATCACTTGGGGATAGTATTGTTCCCATATCATAATCTCCGTTAGATATGAGAAATTGTATAGCATTATTGAAAACATTAGTAAATGTTCCAAAATCAATCGAATATACAGCAGTAACGGTTTCGAATCCGTTATAGTTCCATAAATCCCCGTCAAAATTATTAGCAGTAATATTTCCGTTGATGTTTATATTACCTGTGCCAATAATATCAAAAGTGTTTAAATCAAGATCCTGTGATAAAATATTACCTACAGGATCAGTGTTAATTGTGATAGTTTTGCCAGTGACTGACAGCGTGGTGTTTAGACCGCCTACAAATGTTAGTGTTGTGTCGGCAGTATCTGCTCCTATCAACGCACTAACTTCCGGCACAGCGATTTTTGTAAACACATTTTGTAAAGGACTAGAAATTGTAATATCGTTGGCATTTTCAGTGATAGCAATATTAGCAGATCCTTTGATAGATCTAAATTCCAACCTATCAGCACCGGATTCTGGTTCTATAGTTTCAACACCAGTTGAGTTTGATTTTCTTTTATAAACTGCCGCACCGTCTCCTAGACTTCTTCCAGCTAGGACTAATTCGCTGTTCAGGGATAATAAGCTATTATTAACCTTTTGAAACGCCGTGCGTAGATCGTCTCCGAGCCCGTCGTTGACTAAATTTCCTATGTTTACTATTTCTATGGCCATAATTTTATTTCTACCTAATATTTATCCATGCTGTTCTAATACCCTATCTAGGATAGCTTTACAATCTACCCACAGCAACTTCGATAATACCTATATAATCGCTGTCATAGTTTTGTAATGCTTTACCGATTATTGTTCCTGGATTAGCGATTTCACCTACGGATATAGCAACACCAGGTACTGAACTAGCAATCATTAGGTCTCCCTTCTGTACTTTTCCAACTACTTTACACGGTACACGTCCCTGTAATGCTACGCATGATCGAGTACCTTCAAGTCCGCTATTCATAGTATACGCAGGGTTAGTTGTAACTACACCAGCAACTCTAGTAGTTCCTTGTTTGGATGAAGCTCTAACTTCTGCGTCCCCACCGAATTCTAGCACAGTTCCGGGCTCATAATCTTTATCTGAACTATACCATTCAGCTAAGTCTGCCCAAGTAGCTTGGAAAGTGGCCCCGGAAGCTAATTGCCAAGCTCCTTGTATAGTTCCAGCACTGCCACCAGTTCCTGCCTTTAAAATACCAGCTGAAAGATTAATCGTTCCGCCAGCACCGCTAGCATCGTAAAATCTATGTTCTTGAGCATAGTAATCAGTGTGCTTATTAACAACACTGTTACCTTCAACTAATACAATACCTTGACCTCCATTACCGTTTCGTAGGATAGTTTTGTAAGCATTATCTGCCCCAGATTCAAGACCACGTTGTAGTACAGTAGCAGTGGTACTGTTAATAGTCATCCTAATTCCCTTAGGATTAGAAATACTAGCAGTGTCAGTGATAAGTGTTATGTCACCGTTGGCTATCAACGTATTCACAGTGACTTGATTAGCAGCAAAGTTACCCGAAGCATCTCTTCGAACTAATTCATTACCGCTGTTTGCTGAACCGTATGCTATCGAAGTAAAGCTGACATCTTCTGGATCGTTGCTGAGATCAACTCTAGCTAATATACCTTCTAATGGGACATCAAATTTAGAAAGACCGTAGCCGTCTCTAATTACAGTTCTGGCATCAATTGGAACAGGATTGCCTATAACACTGCCTGATGTCGGTAACGCTCTACGACCCAGCAGTTTAGTTCCGCCACCAGCATAACTGGTTTCGTCTGTGGCGTCATACTGTGCTGGATCAATGTAAGCAAGTTTTTCAAATGTTACGCCTGTAGCAGTACTGCTCGAAGGTCTTAGTTGTATGAAACCTGTGCTCGACACTTGGAATTCAGATGTCTTAGCACCACTAAGTATACCAGGTTCTCTAACTTTGGCATTACCGCTCAACACTCCAGTTAGGCCAGTGATAGCTATATCAAAAGTGTTAGTTGTAACGCTAACTGCCTTCCAACGTTTATTAATTCCTGTAAGGGTTCCTGTGGTTTCACCTAATATTTCAATGCTGTCATTTTCGCTGATACCGTGACCGTTAGCAG